TTGGAGCGCTTGGGGTCGGCCATCTTCATGACTGCGTCGTGGGGGAGCGTGTTGGTGCGCTTCGCCGCGTCGAACAGGTCCATGAAAGAGGCTTTGGGTTGGGAGAGGGCGTGGATGTGGAGATTGTCAGGCACAGGTTGACCCTTATCGGTGTAATAGCCGATAAGAGATTCCGTACCTGATTCCAAAGGGATGTAAAAGACTTCAAGGCCCGTGTCCACGAGGGTCCCAATGGCGTGGGTTTTCCCCGTGCCACTAGCACCCATCAGGATGGTGTTGAAGCCTTCTAGAACTTCGACAGTGTCGGTCATGCTTGCGGTCCTTTGGCTTGGTTGGCCTTCAACCGGCGAAAAACTTCCACGGTGGAGTTGTAGTCCGCGCAGAAGTAGTCCTTGCCCGCGATATGGGTGATGGAGGTGTTGTCATCGTCGCAGGAGGAGGCGGTGTGACACTCCGTCCAGATGAAGGTGACGATGGCGGTGAAGAAGACCGCGAGGAAGAGTTTGAGGGGGATCACAGTTGCTCCTCGATGATCTTGGCGATGTCCTCGAAGGTGTACTTGCCGGAGTCGTTGAGGATAGTCAGGCCGTGCTGGGTAGGCTGGGGGTCCTGGCGCATCTGCGCAATGACAGGGATATCCCGACCAACACGAACATCCTCCAGCCCAACTAGCTTGTAGACAGCCACAGGCGGATAGTTTCTATCGACCTTAAGGTCCCCGCTAAGGAAGTCTACAAACCCGTCCCCTCGGCGGTCGTCACTCCACTCCCCGCCAACCTCGTCCTTAACGATGTCGCAGAGGACGCCTAGGCAGCACATACCCCCGCTTTCTTGCTGAAGGGTAGCGCGGCCCTGGGCATACTTGCCGCTACGAAGGGCGGCGACCCACTTGGCTTTGTATTCAGGGTTCATGCTTGCTCCAGGGAGGCGAGGGCCGCTGCGATTACGGCGTTGGTGATTTCGGCGCCCGAGAGTTGGTCGGGGATATAAAAATTCTCAACTGCGGAACGGCACAAGCGGCCACGGGCGATGGCACGTCCGACCTTCTTGTTGTAGTTGTCGCGGGGCGAGCACTGCGCCAAGGCGAAACGCACTAGCCACTGTTGGCCCTCTTCAGGCAGCAGGTAATAGGCGATGGTAAGGCCGCCGTTGGGGGCCGGGTGGTAGGTGACACTGCCGCCTGCGATGTCGATCCACGCTTCTTGCTCGCGGATATGGACGAACTTGACAGGATCACTCGCCACTTGTTTCGTCTGCGCCGGTTCCGTTACATTCGCGATTGCTGCACGGCACTCATCCAAAAAATCAGCCATCATTTTCTCCTAGAAAATGGCACAAGCGGTTATGTAGAAGAGACTACAGACCGCCAGGAAATGCATAAAAGGTGCCCCATACTTACGTAAGAGCAAGTCGACGAGAATTAGTTCCCCCAGGCAACAGGGGAGGAAGAGGAGGATTTTCACTTAGACGACCTTGATGTTATGCAAGGGCGACCAAGTATTCTCCTCGAACTGCGTGTCCAACCAATTCTGGCGCAGCTTAGGGGGCACGTCACAAATTTGTTTGAACATGCACCCGCCGTACTCGTTGCAGGTTTCGTCGAGTGCGGGTTCCCAATAGCCTGCGGCATAGTCGGCCAACATCCTCTTTACAAGGTGATCGCGGTGCTCGACCCACTGGTCAATTTTCCACGCCGGTTCGTTGACAATGGCTTGGGCGGTCTCGTATTTGGTCTTCAGAATGCTAACACCACGCACGATAACGCCAGCAGGAATAAGGCCCAACTCTCGCATGGCCCATGCGTAACCAATAAACTGAGAACGAAGGTCCCACTGCTTAGACCAAGAAGCGCCAAGGCTAGAAGTAGTTTTATCGTCCTCCGCATAGAGCCCTCCGGCGAAGTTCATGATGCAGTCGGTGCGTCCTGCGTAGAGCAGCGGGGCGCCCGTGTCAGGGTGAATGAAAGGAAGAGGAAGAGCGAAGGACCATTCAACCGCAGGGACGCCAGCCAAAACGGCAATGCGGGCGGGGTCAGTGTCGAGTGGGTATTGATCGAAGTAATACTCCAAGGCGCCACACATACGGTCCAGCGTTTTAGCCGATGTTCCGGGGTCGGCGTCTCCATACTCAGCGATAAGCGCACCAATTCCAGCTTCGAGGCAAAGTTCGGGCGCGTCGCCACGACAATACGCAAGCCGCGCCACTTCCAGGCCTTTAGCATAGGCTCCTCCAGCGGTTAGATGGATAGACTTGCCGCCTGACGGGCCATAGCGCTCGACAGTGGCGAGGTGGAACTTCCGGGGGCAACGGTACTGCGACAGGATAGTCGCATCTAAAACATGGGGAAAAAGTGGACTGTGATTTCCGCTCATAATAAGTGCTTCCAAGAATAACCTTTCACAATCTTGCATATGCAAGACGCATTTACACCGTACTGTTTTGCAAGAGCCTTGCCAGACACGCCCTGTGCGCTCAAATTACGAATTGCCCGCACCTCCTCTTCGGTCAAAACACTACTGCCCGCGCGCTCCCCCCTAGCTTGGCGATTGCGGTCAAGCATATCTTGAATGTTGTCTAGCTGCGTACCCTCTAGTAAGTGGCTGGGATTAACACACCACGGATTGTCGCAAGTATGCCTAAGAACACCCCGAGGCTTTCCTTTATACAGCCACCAAGCCGCTTGATACGCAGGCTTGGTTATGCTGCGGCCTTCCCAATGAAAAGACCCATAGCCATGTTTGTCTAAATACCCCATCCACACCCAACACTCTAAAAAAGGCACTCGCTCTACAAAAGCTTCAAAGCGGTCTTCTTTAAGGCCGGCTACATAACTCATTGCAGGCTCGCTCCGAGGGGGCGCCCGCCGTTGCCCATCTTTTCGAGTTCTTCGAGCAGGTTGAGAGCAACTGCGGCCAGCTTAGCTTCGTCACGCCCCGCCGAAGCGACCATCTTGGCGCCCGCGAAGAAGCCAAGGGAGAAGGTATCCCGCAAGCCAGAGAGGACCTTCAGATCGTCGAGTTTGGTTGCGTCGTCACCGCGCTTGGTGAGGGAGTAGCGGCACAGATTGACGTAGTCCTGAAAGTGCTCGTCCAGGGTTGTGGCGTCAGGATTGGGGGTTGGGATGGTCATGCTTTTGTATCTCCAAGAAAGCCGTTCAAAATCGCATTCCCGTCCACCTTTGCCGCCCGCTTAGCAGGTCTCTTCTCTTCCGTCACTGCGGCTTTGATGCCACGGTCACGGCGAACGAGATCTACGGCTTGGCGGCAGAGGTCACGGGCGCGGTCTTCGGTTGTGTCAGGTTGCGCTAACTCCTGGCGGATCAGTTCCATCGTGGCGCGCGATTCGGGGCTCATTCTCCAGCCCTCGGGGCGAATACGCGGCGGACCAGTTCATCTTCCGCAGGGCCACCACCACCCAGTCGAGACAGGACATTGGCGGCTTGGCCGAGGGCTTTGACAAGGACTTGGAGGTCCTCTACAGAGACGGAAACCTTACCCCCCACATTCTTCTCGTGAACGGTCGACGCCAACAGGAGGGCGACAGCGTCCCCCAATGCGACCATTGCTTGATAAGCGCCGCTTTCTTTCTCTTCACTCGGTGACATCTCTACTCCTTACTTGGTTAGACTACTGGGCTTGAATGACGGCGCTAGGTAGGCGTTCCACCCTCCTAGCATCCTGGCCGAAGCCTAATTGCCGTTATTGAAACCCACTAGGGGTGACTTCACTGTCTGCTAGAGCATCTCCGCCAACTCTCGGACTTTTACAGGGACTGTGGTTGACACGGCTCGCCCTCTCAACTCGTGACAGCTTGAGGCTAGGGTATCGGCTTCCCCTTTGCAACCCTGCCATGCGTCGTCACGCCGCATGCTACCGAGGGTGTGATAGGCGGGGAGGTTAGCGGGACGGTGGTCTCCTGACACACGTGCTAAGGAAACTTTGAGTCCGACGCCTCCCCTTAGACGGTTAGTGCTTGACTTCTCCCTCAATGGTCTCGACGGTCCCGTTCGACTCGTAGGCTACTTGCCACCACGAACCGGTGAGGCAGACTAAGGCCGAGTCCATCAGGGCGTTGGTGGCGTTGCCGCGCTTGCCGATGATGGTACGGCACCCTTCGTCGTCGGCCACCACGATTGCCACGCCCACGCCATCGAGGTGGTTAGCGAGGAGCGCTTCGTTGAGGGCCGCGAGGAGTTTGTCTTTGCGGTCGGTGCTCACAGGTCCTCCTTGGCCAGAGTATCCGCGCAAACTTCTGCGGCATCGCTAAGGATCAACTCCGACAAGTAAGTGCCGATAGCACCAGTAGGCACCTTGCCATTGAAGCGGTGGGCGAGGGTCTCGTGCAGAGCACGATGCGCTTCTGGCGTGAGGGCAGCGTGGACGTAAATCTTATCGCTCAAAGGTCTTACCATTCCTTGCTCCATTTTCTTAGCTAGGGCCGACAACTTCCGACTAGCGGAGGTGAAGGCGCCGAGGTTGTCTGCGACCGCATGTTGGAAGTCGCGTTGTCGGGCGTTTTGCGCCGGTCCCTGAATCGCGGTGACAGCTACGCCACAGGCATTGAGGACGGCGCGCAGTTCATCGGGTTCCAGGGACAGGTTCATAGGTTAGACTCCAAGGAAGCCAGAGAGGGCATCGCTTACTTCTTCTTCGACAGCAACGCCCTTGTTAAGTTCCACAATCTTCGCGGCAACGAGGGGGGCAGCACGCAGCTTGGCTTGCGCTGCGCGGTCTTGCGTAGCAACGAACGCCTGAGCTTCTTCAAGCGAGCAGCCCTTCAACGCGGCGAGGGCTTGCGCCAGAATGCCAACCTTCGGTTCCGTCGACTCATTGACGAGGCTCCACTTGCCTTCCTTGAAGGCCGTAGCGATGGCGGCGACCTTGAGGGTGGCGTCCTCGACATCCTTGGCCGAGTTGGCGGCAGCGAGGAGCTTGGACTTCGAGCCGTGCTCGACGAACTTGCCGATCAAGGGCGAATCATGCTTGATATGGACAACGGACTTCGCGCCGTTCGAGAAGGTGAGGGCGTGGAAGATGTCCCCATTCTCTTCGATGGTGGATTCGATTGCTACTTTGCTTTGCTTCGTGGTCATGCTTACTCCTAACTAATAGGTGGGACTACGGTGGGTGATGCTTAGAGAAGACTTTCCAGGTGCCTTTTAACTGAGTCTACATCCTGCGATTGCAAGAGGAAGGTTTGACGCAACTCAGCGTAAGGGCGGAACTTTGCTACGGCGTCAGACAGGTAGAGAGCAGTGATGAGTGCCGCCGCTTCGTCTTCGGTTATGGTAAGGGTAATCATTCTGCCACCCAGTCCGGGTTGTGGCACCACTCGCCGTTGACGAGGATGAGTTGTCCGTTCTGCTTCATCTGCTCGATAGCGAGGTCCATGCCAGCGTCTTCAGCTTCGTTGATGTCGGAGGAGGCGATAGCACCGGGGGCAGCATCGAGGGCCGCGCGCATGGCATTACGTTCGGGCGATTGGTCCTTGCGTAGGATTGTCATGGCGCCGCGCTTGGCATCGATTTTGATGGTGAAGAGAACGGCAACTTGCGTCAGGGGGTCGGCGGGTTTGTAGAATTCGAGCGACTTGATGAGACGCAGGAGCCGGAACTTCGTGTTCATTGCCATATTGGGGGTCTGGAATGTGATGTCCAGGCGCCCGGTTTCGGCCACGCGGTTCAGGACTTCGAAGTCGATGGCAGGGAAACGGTTCAGTGGTTGAGGGGTTCGGGATGTCAATTTGGGTCTCCGTGGTGCGAACTCGTATTATGCACGTACTTCAGGCACTTTGGTAATTGATTTTAGCTGTCGAACATGCGCACGCGTTCAACGCTGGATACGAGGATACAAGAATACAAGTTTGAGCAAATTGCGACAGATTTTGGAAAGGAAAAAAAAGTGTAGAAGGTAGGTTATTTATTTTTTTTTTTTAATATCCCCCCTTACTTACTTTTTTCTTTTTCGCGATTTCTGCCTTTTTCTCCAAACTTGTATTCTTGTACTCTTGTACTGACTGTGCGCAAGGTGCATTTTAGAAATTTCATTTTTCACCTCGAAAAGAGGGGGGATCACCCCCTTCTTCCCTCACAACACCTCCAGCGCGGCCATTGCCAGCCCTGCCACGCCTATCCAAGCCAGCCCCAGTACCGAGACAGTCAGGAGCACGGCCCAGGCCGGTAGCGGGTCGGTATTCCGGTCGATCACATACAGGCTCGACAGGAACCCGATAGACGCAAACAATCCAATCAGCCAGCCCATTAGATATCTCCTATCAAAGGAAGTGCCCTCAGGAAAAGGTCGGGGAAGGCATTCACTAGTCTTCGACGATTAACTTCCCCGCCCGCATACCACGCTTCTGCTAGATGGCGCTCGAAGGGACTCCCATGGGCGAGGAGATAGGCGGCGGCATTGTGTGCTTTTCCGGCTTTCATAAAGGTGCTCCTACTCGAAAGGCGGCATTGCGGACGAGTTCATACCTCTCCTCGAACTCTGGTGTCAGGCGGTAGCCGTAGGTCAGGAGGTCGCGCTTGGCGAAGTCTTTCCAGAAGTGGTGAAGGGAGAAGGCAAGGATGTCGTCCAGGGTGATGCCTTCTGGGGAGAGGGGTTGGAAGGAGGGATCAATCCGCGCCATGCGGATGTCGGAGGGGGAATACAGCCTATCGGCGAGGGCTTTGCCCCACTTTGCGACTATGTTCTCCCAGAGGGAAGCGACATCGCTGGGGCCACGCAGCTTTTTCTTGTTCCATCCACCGGACCAGAAGAGGGAACCGTCGATGGAGACAGCGAAGACGATGGATTCGCCAATGTTGTCGCCGTTGCCTGTGGCGATGGTGATGTCTTCCGGCGACAGGGGGGTGGCGTTCGGGTGCGAGTGGACGACTACGTTGCCGGGGATGAGGTGAGCAGCGCATTCGAAATTAACCGTCTTCGTGTCGCCCTGTACGCGGGACAGGATGGCGCCGCTCTTGGAGTCGAGGACGAAGCCATACTCTCGCCGGTTGAGGTAGTTGGAAGGGTCGTCCGACAAAGTCCGTGCACGGGCCTCTGCGGCGATTTGATCGACAGCACGCCACACTGTCGATGAGGTGATTAGTTGGTCCATTGTTGCTCCTTTAGTTCGCCGTGAGGCGTAGTCCACGACATTGGTACTGAAGAGGAGTTAGTGCGACGCCAGTCTTGATGCAGGGGTTATCCATTTGAAGCCTACGATGTTTCACGTGGAACAATGCCTGCGTCAGCGAGTTGCGCTGCAATGGCCTCATGCAGGTGGCGGTCGATGGGCAGAGCCTGCTTGTTGTCGGTGACGATATCGTGCAGGAGTTGGTGAAGCTCCCGCGCTTCGTCGAGGGTGAAGGCCAAGTTGACTTTGATGTTATTGCTCATGGTCGTAAAACTCCTTGATGAATCGGCACTCTTCGTGCGCGGTTTCGCTAGTGAGAAACGGATTGACCTTGTGATACAAGTCCCCCGTGATGAGGTTCTGCACGTAATACCGCGTCTCCCCGTCGCGGATGGTTCCCACTACCGTGAATGGGTAGTCGTCGCCTAGGGAGTGGCGTTGGATGCCGCCGTTACCTGCATGGGCCATGTTCATTCCTCCCCTTCGAAACTCAGTTCATTGACGCGGTCCCAATCGAGCCCGTCAATATCCAAGTCATACCCCCCCTCATCCCGACATGCGAAGTCCGTCGACGAGGTGAAAACAATCCGTTCCAGTTGTGCTGTTGTCATACAGTCCTCTTAAGATGGTTAGTATCTTCGAATTCCGCAACATACTCCGACACCGTGCCAAAGTACCTCCGGGGGATTACCAACACGGGCTTACTCTGCACCGTGGTATAGCTGCGATTCGACGGGCGCAATGGGACACTGCGACGCGTGCGAACGGGTTTACGGACTCCCATTGCGACCTCCTTGCAAGTGAGTCTCATCAGGTGGCGTATCTCGCCACTACCCGGCTTGCTAGGCGCCGGGTTTCGACAGGTCAAGCGTTGTGCACGAATGCGAGTGCAATGACGGCGACAATCCCCCACAAGCGGATGGCGTCCCAGAAGTAATATCGCCCTAGGCGGCGCAAGGCCAGAAGCGATTCGACTGCACGGTAGAGGAGATAGACACCAGCTAAGGCGCCTAGAAAGGCGAGAAAATGTTCCACGTGAAACCTCCTTAAATCCGAATGTTGTTAATGAAGGGTCCGCCACGACGCACAGACACGTAATCGTTGCGCTGGAGCCCGCGAAGAATGTCATTCAACCGTGACGCGGTAGTCGGCGTAGGCCACTCCCGCAACGTCTGGAGATTAATCTCAAAATCCCCCGTGTCGAAGTATCGGGCAATGCGATTGCCGAATAGGTACACGTCCGTATATATGTCGGCACGTGCGACCTCCGTATTACCCTTGCGAAACGACCGGCGCTCTTTCAACGCCTGCACAACGTCTCTACCTATCTGTCTCATCTCTCACCTCAAACGAATGGATTACGGACGGTGCCATGCACCGCGCCCGTATGACACGAAAACGTGTGATCGACAAATCCGGTCACACTTGGTAGGTCTTGGTAGATATCCCACGCAAAGTGCAAGGACACTACCGCCGCGATAAAGACCAGTAGCGGCTTGATCGTGAGGGCGCGCATCAGATGAACCTGTGGTAGTAGCTGCCCGATTCCAGCATGCCGAGGTCGCGCGTGAGGACGACCTCACAGTTTGCATACTCTGCCAGCGCTTGCGCTACCGCGCCCGACTCCGTATCGGCGTCGCAGTAGTAGGCAAACTCCACGCCCTGCTCGTTCTTCAATTTAACACCCCACTGTTTCATCACAGCCTCCATGTTCCACGTGAAACAATCTGGTCTCATCAGTTAGGGCGATACCCTAATACGCCGCAGGCGTGCACCTGACACGGCGTTTCGACCTTGTTTACTTCGACACCTTGGTTGGGTGGTTCAGACTCCACATAGAGAGGGGGATGGCGCCGAACACGATCAGCGTAGACAGGGCAATCTCAAACATGTTCCACCTCCAGACGGTGAAAGTATTCTTCCCGGAAGTCGCCCCATTCGGCAGCTTTGGGGCCGATCAATTCCCCGCCGAACGGCCACAACACGGCGATACAGTCCTGTCCCAATGCCACGCTTGCCGCGTAGACTGCGCGGTAATTGTTGGCAAGCGGAAAGTTCACCTCTGCTACAAACGTATCCTCTCCTTCCAGTGAAGGCTGGATAAGCCTCACCTCATACCGCTCTACTTCAATCCGGTTCGCCTTGAACGTTGCGAGAATATCCTGCACGCTCACATACCCGCCACCCGCACGGAGCAGCCCTACATTAACCATCGCTTTCATACATCCTCCCAATTGGTCTCATCAGAGCACGCATTACGTGCTTACCCCGAACATGCCGGGGTTTCGACCTGATTCAGTCCCCTTCCCCTAAGAAATTCACCAACACCATCAGCGTTACCAGCCCGCCCAGCACCACCGCCGCTTCCCATGCCGCATACACTGCAATCAACGATTCCATCACAACCCCCTATTCGTAGGTTTGATACCACTGCCCGTTGTGGAACACTACTGCCTTCAATCCCCGTTCGGCCTGAAACCTCGCATACACGATTGCCTCCGAATGTTGCTCCGGGAAGTCCTTGTCCTCTACCTGATCGACGGACTCGAAAGCATCGTCCCCATCGCAAATCTCACTCGTCTTGACGCACCACCTATCCATCTTGCCACCCCTCTAAAGTAGAAAAGAACTTGAAGCGTATCTAGCGCCCGAAGCTCTTTGGTATTACTCAACGGACGAGAAAAACTCTTCCGCAACATGCGTTACAACCGGAGCAATGCCAAAAAGCTCCACCCCTTTCGCCAGCATAGCGAAGTGCAACACGTACTCCAGTCCGTACCATGCGGCAGTCATCACAACTACCGTAAGCACCTTGTGGTGTACGGGCGCCCGTTTCACGTGGTGGCACCATCGATCTAGCGTCATACTCACCTCCCCTCGCACTCGCCACCAGCGGAATGCTAGTCGCATGCGACAGGGGAGACCCTGCCTCCTTCTCAATACTCATCGTCATAAAAGTCCGACGCCTCAAACATCGCATCAAACACCGCATCATCCATCCCCAAAAAATGCTTTTCGAACAGATACTCGCCATCCAAGGCATTGCCGAAGTCATCCATGATTAATCGCACCTCAGCGGAACCGTTGCCAGTTCAAACTCTGGATACAACACCTCAGCCTTCACCTGCGCATCATCAACACTAACCGCCTCGACCTCAACATACCCGGCCCCAAACAACCGCACCACATACAACCCAATCTCTTGTTCCATGATCCTGCTCCTGTAGTTGACAAAGGACCGTGCCCTTGGCTTTCGCCGAAGGCGCCGGTCCAGACTCAACTACTAGTCTGGCACCCAACATTAGGGTGCGCTACTGAACTCCCCATCACCTGCGGTCTTGCCTGCACTCGTCCGGTCTTGCTCTGTGCGCTTTCGACTAGTCCTGTCACGGCTAGCTACTCGCTCACTCCACCTAGGGTGCAACGCCTGAGGCATGGGGTACGAATTGTTAAAGAACACCTGTCACGACCGGGCATCTAGAAGGCGGATGCTTGACCAGCGCTCTGCACTAGGGCCGTCTTGCTTGGCTAGCTTGTCATGCTAGTCGGGTGCTGCTACTGCGCGCCGTTAATCACAGAGGTTCGGCTTCTCTGGCGGTACTTCGCGCCGTGCTGGCCACTCCGCTTTGCTACTTTCGCCGTGTTGCTTGGCTTGACTCAATCTTAGGTGCGCAGAGTGCGCAGTGTTATTAGTACAAACCCTAGGTTAGACGACTGTTACACTTACCATGTACCTACTACATACGCCTCGTGATGCCCCATGCATCAGCATGGTGTAAGCACTCACTACACAACGAGTGATGTAAGCACATGCTTCATGCGCCAGCGCAGATGTTGTAAGCGCCTACTACATCCGGAGGTATGTAAGCAGTCCCATAATCCCGTCCTAGGGGCCGGAGGGGGGCAATCGCAACGCTCGCGCGAAAGGCTTTAACCGCATTCGATGTAGCAATAGGGTGCAGTCAATCCCGATCTTGAATGGACTGTGATATGATCTGCGTCATCGATCTGGGTGTAGGCTAGTCCGGTCAAGTCACCTGCCCTGGAAGCAGGAGGTCGCAGGTTCGAATCCTGCCGCCCAGACCACCCCCTTTGGAGTAGACATGTCTCTGATTCACGATGTAGCAAGGCTAGACCTCTCGGGCGCCGACACGGCGGCCATCTGCGCCCAGCTTCTCATCACGCCCCAGATGCATGCCTACCTGACAAAGAACGATGGCTACCAACTGGTCAAGGAGTCTCTCAATGGCACGGACAACGAAGGGCGCCATGAAGGCGGGAAGTGCTCTTTCGGCAATCTTGGGGAAAGGTAAGCTCGGAACCCAGTCGAAGACTGGCGCCCGTCTAAGTGGGACGAAGGGCGGCGCCCGTCCAACCTCGAAGCCCAAGACAGCAGTGAAGAGCATCAAAAGGAAGTAAGTCCCCTACCAACTCAGCAAGAGGCTGATCGATGAAGGTAACGGACAAGAAGGGGGCGGTGCTACAGGAGTCTCCTCCTCAGCCGCCCGCAGACCAATTCCATACGGCTGTTCAAGCCATAGCCGACGAGCGCGTTTCCGATGGCGCCTTCGGCGCCTCGGCGGGCACGGTTCCCGGCGAAGAGCTAGTCACCCTTGACATTGCGATCTGCCGCCGGTACTGCGAGACCGGCAACATGGCCCTCTGCGCCCGTGAGTTCGGCAAGACCGTCTACGAAATCAACAAGATGGCGCGCCAACTCTGGTGGCAAGAAGAGGAGACCCGGTTCAAGAGGGACTCCAACACCATTCTCGACTCCACCTACACCCGCATCCTTGACCGGTCCCTCATCGAGCTAGAGGACCGCATCATCAAGGGCGAGGTGACGGGCGTCAACAAGGACGGCACGAAACGGCGCATGCCCATCACGGCCTCCGTCCTGACGAGGGTGGCCGACTCCGTCTTCATCAAGCGCCAATTGCTGCGCAACGAACCAACCTCCATTCCCGGCGACACAGACCGCATGAACCTGCTCGCCAACAAACTCCGCGCCCTTGGCGCCAAAGACCCGTCCATCATCGACGGTGCCGTCACCGAGGTCCCCCGCGATGAGCAATAAGATCATCATCGATGCGCACCTTGTTGAGGGTTTTATGGAAGCCTTCCTTCATGCCGACCTCGACCAACCAAAACCAACTCCCCAGTTCCACCGAGACCTGTGGAATCTATTCTGTTCGCCCGAACAGAACGTGGCAGTTGCGGCTCCTCGCGGCCATGCCAAGTCCACTGCGGGAACTCACGCCTTCAGTCTCGCAAGCCTTCTATTTGGTTCTGATGACTTCGCCCTCCTCGTGTCCGCGACCGAAGCGCTCGCCGCAGGGCATCTTGCAAATCTCACCAGAATACTTACGGACAACCATGACCTACGAACCGAATTTGGTGTACGGGTCTTGCGGGCTAACGAAACCCAACTGGTAGCGGAGGCAGGGGGTCGAGAGTTCTGCGTCGTAGGTAAGGGCGCTGAACAAGCCGTCCGTGGCCTTCTCTGGCACAACAAGCGCCCCTCCCTCATCGTCGTCGATGACTTAGAAAACGACGAAGCAGTCATGTCAAAGGAACGCCGTGAAAAACTCAGAGACTGGTTCAACAACGCCCTCCTTCCGTGTGGGGCCGATAATCTGCGAGTACGGTTCCTTGGGACAATCCTACATATGGATTCGCTACTCGAACGGCTACTTACAGACCCTGACAATGGATGGGTGGGTCGTCGCTTCCGCGCCCATAAATCGTTTGACGACTTTGGCGAAATTCTCTGGCCCGAGAAATTCACGGAGGCACGCCTTCGTCGAGAGCGGCAGCGGTACATATCGGCAGGCAACCCCTCGGGCTACTCTCAAGAGTATCTCTCTCACCCTGTTGCGGAAGCGGACGCCTACTTTCGGAAGAGCGACTTCCGTGCAATGACGGCGGCGGATCATGAAGAACCTAAGACGATGTACGCGGCGATTGACTTCTCGATTGGACAGTCCGATAAGGGCGATCCCACTGCCATTGTTGTTGGTGGAGTTAGCCCTGATGGCCTACTTCATATTGTGGAAGTTATTGCCAAGCGTCTGGACCCTCTTGAATCGATAGAAGAGATGTTCCGCCTCCAGGAACTTTACAACATCGACTTCTGGGTCGTCGAGGACGAGAATATCGCCAAGACCATCGGGCCGTTCTTGGAAGCCGAGATGCGGAAACGAGGGCGCTATCTATCGATTGAAAGGATTCGCCCCCACAAGGACAAGCAGGCTCGTGCCACTTCCATCCAAGCCCGGATGCGGGCAGGCGGCGTCCACTTCGACTGCGACGCCGAATGGTGGTTCTCGTTCTACGAAGAGATGATAAACTTCCCGCGTGGGAAGAACGACGACCGAGTTGACGCCCTGGCGTGGCTTGGCCTCTACCTCAACAAACTCTCCCCCTCTCTCACCCGCCGCGAGCTTGACGAACTGGAGTGGGAAGAGGAGATGGAAGAATCTGGAGCCTTAGATGAAGGACGCAACCCTATCACTGGGTACTAGCAGCGAT